TGATACTGTGCCTGGTGATATACTTGACAATGTTTCCTTCATACCAACCAAGCTTATTCTTAACGATATAGTGGCTAGGCTGGATTGCCATCCTTTTATAATGGTCTCCTCCTACTTGTTTCTTGTGGGCACTCATATTTTGAATCCCCCGTAATTTTGTGGTTCTATTATATGCAGTTGTTCTTTTGCGCGTGTCACCCCTACATAAAAGACTCTGTGCGTATCATCTGGATTAACTTCCATTTCTTCTCTGTTAGCACGGGAAAGATCCGTGAACAGCATAACATTATCACATTCTCCACCCTTGGCCATGTGGATGGTGCTTAAGTTAATGAGAGGATCAGAGGATAAAGTCTTATTAACCTTTTCCAATGATCGTATGTACTCTATATTTCTAGTTCCTATTTTCTCAAACACCACATCCCAAGGCGTGCCGGACGCACACAATCCATGGTGCATCGTTAATTCTTCAACACCATACATTTTATCTTCACTTAATGTATTTAAATTCTTATATCCCCTATCAATACCAATCTTAGTTGGTAGATAACTGTATATGTAAGATACCTCATCATAGGAAAGTTCCTCCCCCTCATTTAATTTTTTCCATGCATCTATGGCTGACAGTATTTCTTTCTTGACTGGAAGTTTGTTATTTTTCTTGTATGCCAATCCCTGTTGTCTTAGGGTTTCTTCAATCTCGTTCAACATATATCCGCACGGAGCCAGGACAAGCCATTTTCCTATGCTTAAATCAATGGGATCAGGATATGCATGTAATTCAGCTACGCCATGTACATTTCTTGGCAGCCATTCCTTATCCCTTCTATTGTCTATTCTTTTTACTATCGAGTCCGCAATTCTGTGAACAGCGCGAGGACATCTATAAGAGTGTTTAAGGATGGTTACATTCCCTTCCATATTTATAAAGTGTTCAATACTAGCGCCTGCCCACCTAAAGATGGCTTGGTCATCATCCCCGCTTATGTAAACTCTCTTGGCATTCTTCCATATTTTGGCGCACATTTCCCACTGTAAATTGGTTAGATCCTGTGCTTCATCAATGAATACCACTTCCAACTTTGGAGTAGGTCCCGTCTCGATCCACAGAGAAAGCATGTCAGTGAAATCATGCTTGTTATTACCATGTTTATAATCCTCTAACGCCCTGTAAGCCATTAATAGCTCATACCAATTAAAATTAAAATTATGTTTATTATAGAATTCTTCCAGTTCCATGCATTGATTTCTGCATTTATTTATTTCCCTTAATAGCTTATTGTCTGTTGTAATTATTCCTGTATCTTCCCAGTCCTGAGTGACAAATTCCAAGTCAACCCCGGATTCAGCTGAGAAGGATTTGTAATCTTTTGGGTTCATTATTTCCGTTTTTGCCATTCCTAGTTGCCTTTTTCCAAATGCGTGCAATGTACAGAAGTATGGCAAGTCATCGTCTGTCAAGCTGAATTTTTCCTTGGCTCTGTCACGTGCTTCATTGGTAGCTTTGGTAGTAAAACTGAAGAATCCAATTTCATTTGAATCAGCAGTCTTCTCCTTTAACTCCCGGTCCACTATCCGCAGAAGCTCCTCCGTTTTCCCCGTGCCGGGTGGGCCTAGTATGATGTTAATTTCTGGCACAGTGCTCCTCATATACTTTCAGTATTTTTTTGCAATCTTCAGGCGAGACAGCACCCTTTGTATTATTAAATTTCCATGAACAAAACACTATATTATCTTCCTGATATGGTAAATTTGGATCAATGCGATCAATGGATATGTTTGTTTGTGTAAATCCAGTGAATCCTTTTCCCCGTGATCTTACCATTGTAAGTTTAACTCCAGTGTACCTGCAATAAGAACCGCCAAGAAGTTTCTTTTGCTTTCTCCACATTTCTAAAAGGTGATCTCTGTTTTTTATACCATTGTTCACTTGTACTTTCCTATTGGGTGCCTGTTTTTTCATATATTCTTCCGAACATCTTTTTTTTATAGTATGCCATAACGTATGGAAAAATCCCTCTTCAGTTTGTAACCAAACTTCATCCCACTTTTCCTTATCCTTTTTAAAACGGTATGGAATCTTTTTCCTCCCTGTCAAACTCTGAGTCTTGTTTAGGAAAGGCCGGAATGCCCCATACATTTACGCCCTTGCCCTTGATCTTGAAGAATTCCGATCTGAATCCTTTTATGTTTTGTATTTCCGCTATAATCTGTCCTGTGTTGCTGAAATGGTTGAATTTCTGCCTGATGAGATAGGCGTGCAGATCCTGAAGCCTGAAATATGTTATATTGTAATCCTTCGCTTCGGGTTCGTCCTGTGTCCACGGTCTTCTTATGAGTATTTGTCCCCTGTTTTTTGCCTGCGCCCGATCAGTACAAAACTCCTGGAGGTGAGCCATGAACTGTCCGGACACAGATCCGTCACTGGAAACTTTGGTAATTTGAGCCTTTTTCATTTTCTCATTTACTAGTTTCTGCCAGTCAGACGTCTTCATCAGCGGAGGCATAATGGTCAATACGTCCATTGCGCGCCGCTGAAACTTTGTTTGTATCTGTAATTCCTCAGTGCTTAATTGAATCTTGTAATCATCTTCATTAGGCTTATCATTGGGAATTTCAAGAAACCACTGTGGAGGCTTCGTGTCCAGCTTGGTCAGTTCCCCCAATGCCTGGGCCAAATCGCTGCCATCTATTCCGTATTTCCTGAGTTTGCATACGATGGAATTACAATAGGAAACGATTGGCTGATCCTTGCATTTATAGTTATAATCTTTCTTGTTAAGTTGTGATACTACAACGGTTACTTCCTTGTGATCCAATGGTGGTTCCATATATTTCTGGTTGTATTTCTCCAGTAAAGTTTCCCAATTTGTGGGGTCGAACTTTCTCAGGTAAACTCCAATGTTAAATAGTCCATTGTTGCGTGTTCCTTCCGGAAATCCCTGATCACACAATGCCTGTAGGCATGGTGGACCATCCTTAATGGCCTCATCTTCAACATTAACTTTTACCTTGTCTATGTCTTCCACGCTGTACTTATCATACATCGCATAAAATTCCTTCAGCGTTGCCGGCTCCCCGTTATTCTTGATGGCAAACCTAACTGTCTTTCTTGCATGGTAGTAGGGAAGGTTGAGGAAATTTCCCACGTCCCCCTTCTCCGGCTGGATGCCGGATTGTTTTGGAAATATTTCTGATTTTGATTGACCAAGTAGCGCCGCAATTGCGGAAAGCTTATTTTTCATGGTCTTGGATGCAATGGTATTTTTCATAAAGAGGAAGATGTGTGCTCCCCCACTCTTTGACTTGCAGTGCACCAACGGTAATTTTAATTTTCTGATTTTGATAATAAGACTATGGTGATCAATAGGATAATCATCAATATCAATGCATCCCCACTTAGTAGTATTATCAGCCCTAATAGGAATAATCCCAAGAGACGGACCCTCACCCTTGAGGTGTTTTTCCCAGAGTTCATCCATTACCTCCTTTCTAACAACAGAAGACTGGCCTTCTTGCTTACCGTCAGCACGCGACCCACTGGGCTGGTGCTGACCGTAAGCTATGTCCAAACCTTCAAATATGAACTTGAATTTCTCAACTTCCACAAAACCTCCAATAGATATCCCTTAAAAAGGAATATCTACGTTGCTTTCAGTTGTTTCTGGTTTTGCGATTGCTTTTGGTTCTTCCGGTTTTGCTTCTATTGCGCCACTTGATGCGGCAGTAGAAAATGCTTTACCTTCACCGTAAACGGAAGCGTCAGTTACCTGATTCCCCTTTTCTACTTGGAAGCCAAACCAGCTACCTCGATCATTTGATTCACCTACTGTTGTTATTTTGTAGGTAAAGGCATATGTTGGAGGCGTAAACATTCCGGATGGACCCTTGATTTTTTGTGACAGCATCAGGCTATTCCAACGTCTGCTTTTCTTAAGCTGACTTGAAGCCATGCTGATCACGGAATTTTGGTATCCACCATTTGTTTTAGCCAATACATAATGATAAGCTGTTTGAACAATATGGTTACCATTATCAAGTACATATCTTCCGGTCATTGGATCCCTAGTTGCCTGCCCTAGAATGCCGCTGTCGGCACTGTGGGAAGCAATAAATCCTCCACCCTGTTCACGGGCTTTCCATTCAACATATCTTAAGTGATAAAAAACGGGAATGACAGTTAATTCAGGAAAGGTTTCCTGGGTAACTGTATTATACAGTTGACCAGCTTTTGCTGTTTCAATGTATTCCGCTTTTGATGGGTTTATTTGAGGGCTTCCGGATTGAAGGATAGTTATGTAGGGGATAGCTGTATCCCTTGAAAGATCCAACGCTCCAAAGCCACTTGCGATTTTAGAGTCTGCGGCAATTGTTGCCACGTCGACTGAATTATTAGTTTTTTTATTCATTAGTATTTCCTCTTTAAGTTATTAAGATTTAATTGTTGTTTTTTGTCCTACATACGCCCCTAACAGATCCATCGGTAATTTCCTACCGGATTCATGTTGTTCACGTATAAAGGCGCGAAGGGTGGAAGGTTCGACCCACTCGCGTTGTGAAGACTCATATCCCTCTTTATTCAAGTGTTCCAAAAGTCCTCTAGCTTTCTCATCTTCATTCCTCCCAAAGCTACAAGAGACTTGGTTCTTTACTAAATCACCAAATCCGTTGTTCCTTAACCAAGCATAAGCCATTGCTTTTTTTTCTGGCTTGATGGAAGCGCCATAATAATCCTTAACGGATATTAACCTTCCATCTGCTAGTTTTAATTCTGATAAACCTACTTCCGCAAAAAGACTAGGAAGAATTTCTTCCGATAATTTTTTCTTATAGTCTTCTTTCTTTTTTAATTGTTCCTTTATATCGTTTATTTCTTTATCTGTTTCTGCAACATCCGTTGCAACTGCACCAATCTTGCCCAAATTATCTTGGGATACACCCTCGGCATCCTTTGCCATTTGATTTACTAAATTATTCATGTTTTCCTCTCAAGTCTATTTCTATATCATAGTATCGTGACTCATTACGATCCCACCTTAACACTTTAAATTTACCTAGATTCATCTCGCTAGCAATTGCACCAGCAATAGCTATTATAGCAGGATCTCCGATTAAAAGCAAGTAGTCTTTATCACAAAAATCTCTTAATTCTTTTCTGAGTTTCTGTGTGACTGGTCCAGCTGATAAAATAATATTTCTATTATCGGGAAGTAATACTTTCAAATCACCAAATTTCTCAGCAGATCTGAAATTTTTTCCCATTTCCTGTAAAACATAAACTGTCATAATTTTATTTCTTGACTCGTATTATATACTATGATAGAATGCTTGTCAACATTAGAAATAAGAATGTATAAATTTAAAACAGAGCCATACGAGCATCAAAAGGATGCGCTAAAGAAATGCTGGAACAAAGAGTCATTTGCTGTGTTTGCAGAAATGGGAACGGGCAAGACAAAGATAGCGTTGGACAACGCTTGCATATTATACAACAAGGGAAAGATTGATCGTGTTCTTGTGATAGCTCCCAAGGGAGCCTACATGACATGGGTGGAACAAGAAATTCCCATACATGTTCCGGATTATATAGAAAAGAAAGTACTCGCCTGGAAACAGTCCACGAGCCAGAAATACAAGGCACAGTTGAAGGACATAATGGATATTCAGGACTATAAATTAAAAATTATGGTCATGAACGTGGAAGCTTTTTCCACTAAGAAAGGAACTGACTTTGCTAGATTATTCTTGATTGGCCGCTCAATGATGATCGTGGATGAAAGCACTACCATAAAAAATCCACAGGCAAAAAGAACCAAATCAATATTGAAATTGGGAAAGGACGCCAAATACAGAAGAATACTGACTGGATCCCCAGTTACCCGGTCGCCCATGGATCTCTGGTCACAGATGGATTTCCTGGACCCGGAAATACTGGAGCAATCAAGCTACTACGCGTTCAGGACTCGCTACGCCATCATGATTACATCCAATGCAGCCGGCGGAACTCATACGTACCAGCGTATCGTCAAGTTTCAGAACCTGAAACAACTGGGGGAGCTCGTAGCGCCTCATTCATACCGCATATTGAAGAAGGACTGCCTTGACTTACCAGATAAGGTATATACCAAGCGTTTTGTTGAATTAACGGATGAACAAAAAGAGGCGTATGTGGATATGAAAGCTAACGCTATAGCTACCCTTAAAGGGCAATCCATGACAGCAGTTAACGTCCTTACCCAACTAATAAGGCTTCATCAGATAACATGTGGGCACATGAAAACGGACGCCGGACACACAATAGATCTTAGAAGTAACAGGATAGATGAACTAATGCATATTTTGGATGAGACAACCGGAAAGGTGATTATATG